TTCAAACTGATGTAGCTTCACCTACTGGATATTCATTTGGCGGGAAAACAATCTACAAAGTAGATGACACAGTGTTTGGAAACGAAGGGGACATGAAATTCTTCATCGGAGATGTTACTGAGTTCGTCAAAGAGTTTGACCGTTCTCAAGTATCCGTTAAATGGGTGAACAATGACATTTACGGACAATTGCTTGGGCTTTTTATCCGTTTGGATGTGAAGAAAGCAGATGAAGAAGCTGGATTCTTCGGAACATACACTGATGTTGTAGCTTAAGGAGGTAGCGTATGAGCTATAAAGTAATCCGTCCTTTCAAGGACTTGGCTGATCCTGAAAAACATGACTATGCTGTTGGCGATATCTTTCCTCGTGAGGGATATGAGCCCACAGATAGCTTTACCAACGGTCTTTTGACTGGCGCTAACACTGCTGGCTCTATCTTCCTTGATGTTTTGGGAGATGATGAGCCTAAGAAACCATCTCCTGAAGCAAAAGAAGTTAAGGAAGAGCCCGCAGTTGAGCAGGCAGAAACAGTTGAGGAAACTGCTGAAGAACCTGCTAAGGAAGTTGAGGAGTAAACATGGACGAAGGTCAGCTTTTAGAATTGCTGAAGCTTAAGCTGGGTATTTCAACTAGCTTGAGAGACAAGCCGTTAAAAAAAATCATTTCAAGTGTCATTACCGAATTGACCGATAACCTCGGTATCGAGCTTGTTGGTGAGCGTGCTGACCATGAAATGTTTATCGTTGACTATGCTGCTTATCGCTATGAGGGTGGGGTGGATATGCCACGTCACCTTCAATGGCGACTGCATAATTTACAACTAGCATCAAAGAAAGAGGTCAAGAATGTGGAATCATGAAATCACGCTGATCTCTAAAAAAGTAACAGGTAAGGATAAGTTACTACAACCAATCTCTGAAGATGTCGAAGTTATTCTCTTATGTCGCAAAAAGAGGGTTACTCGCTCTGAATTTTATCAAGCGAATCAAGCAGGTTTAAAGCCGAGCTTGATCGTTGAGATTCGAAATTTTGAGTATGAGAATCAAGAGTTTGCGAAGTTTGAAGGCAAGCAATATCGCATCTTAAAAACCTATCCTATCGATTCTGAAATTTTAGAGTTGACTTTGTCAGAGGTCTTGAAATGAGCAATGACCTTGCTGATTTGATAGCGAAAGAGCTTGCAGCTTACTCTGATGAGGTTACTGAAGAAGTGGATAAGATTGCCGAGCAAGTGGCTGATGAGACTGTGGATGAGTTGAAAGAGACAAGTCCGAAACGGTACGGAAAGTATCGCAGGAGTTGGAAAAAGAAGAAGTTGGCTAGTGGCTCTTTTGTTGTGTTCAACGCAGTTGCAAGTCTTACTCACATACTTGAGAACGGGCACCTTTCAAGAAATGGTGGTCGTGTCGCTGGTATCGTCCACATCAAGCCTGCTGAAGAAAAAGCAATTCAGAACTTTGAGAAGCGTATCAAGGAGATTGGGAAATGAAGCTATCAGACTTTGCTGCTATTTTAGAACAGGTAAACTTGCCTGTCACCTATCGAGCGTTTAAAACTGGGAACGCTCCTGACCTACCTTACCTGGTCTATTATGAATCGAGTCCAGCCATCAATGCAGCTGACAACACGGTTAATCATCAGATTAAGAGCGCGACAGTAGAGCTAGCTTTTGAGCGGAAGGATGAAGATTTGGAAGAACGTCTGGAAGTGCTGTGGGCAACCCACGAGCTCTTTTTTGAAGTTCAAGAAGAAACATTTATCGAGACTGAAAGACTCTATGTCAAGTCTTATACGGTCTATCTATACTAAGGAGGAATGACATGACTCAAGAAAATAAAGTAACCTTTGGACTAGAAAACGTACATATCGCACCTGTCAAAACACTTGCAGCAGATGGAGTTATCACTTACGGCGATGTTTTTCGTTTTCCCGGGGCGATGGAGCTGACACTTGATACCAAAGGGGAAACAACCCCTATCAAAGCAGACAACAAGGATTACCATTTCATGAATTCAAATGAAGGCTATGAAGGTAAACTTAAAATTCCGCACATCATCGATGAATTTGCAACAAAAATTCTCGGTGAAATCAAGGATCCTCAGACGGGTGTCATGACTGAAAAAGCAGATGCGAGCTTGACAGAGTTCGCAATGATGTTCCAGTTTGAAGGCGACAAAAATAAGACTCGCTATGTGATGTACTACTGTTTTGCCAGTCGCCCATCTCTTGGCTCAAAAACTAAGAATGGGACATCAACCAACGAACGTGAACTTAGTTTCAAAGCTAGCCCGCGTCCATTGGATACAGTTGTTAAACGTTCAATCACATCAGCTGATGACAAGGATGCGTATGACAACTGGTTCAAGAAAGTGTATGAACCTACTGCGGTGGCAGCTTAAGGAGAAGATCTATGCGTAAAATCGTTTTAGTTGGCGATCAGGAGTATGAGTTAGGTACTAATGGCTATACTCCTATCGCCTACAAGCAACAATTTGGGAAAGATTATTTCCAAGATTTGTTCTCAATGTTGAAAAATCAATCATTCATGAATGAATTGAACAAGCTTGAAGCTGAAAAAGAATTGACAGCGACTGACATTGACATTTCAATGCTAGAAGAGTTTGATATGACCTTCTTCAACCGTCTTTTTTGGACCTTTGCTAAATCTGCAAATCCTCACATCAAGCCTTATGAACAATTTTTCATGGAAATGGAAGTCTTTCCGATTCAGGAAGTTGGTCCTGTGTTGATGGAAATGCTGAATGCGAGCATGACGACAAAAAAGCACCAGATGACTCAGAATCAGCTAGCGAAGAAATCTTCACAGTAGAGTCATACTTATCTTGCTGTAAAGAAACTGGGTTGTCTATTGATGATCTAAAGCACATCTCAATCGGAATGGCTCTGGATTATCAGACGGATTATGTGAATTTACGGAGCGAGGACAAAGGTGGCGAACGGAAGGCCACGCAAGCTGATTTTGACAGTTTTTAAAGAAAAAACGAGTGCTGAGAGAGCGATTCTGAGACCAAGTTCAGTGATCTGACTGCATTATCAGTGGTAGAAGTTCTCTCAGCGCTTTTCCATTTTTCGAGGAAGGAGGAAATATGGCAGGAAATATCAAAGGTATCAAAATTGAAATTGATGGGGACACGCAACCCTTACAGAAGGCGCTGAAAAATGTCAATAAGGCTGCTACTGATGCAAGTCAGGAGCTGAGACAGATTGACAAGGCCTTGAAGTTTGATACAGGGAACGTAACGCTCCTGACTCAGAAGCAAGAGGTCTTACAAAAGCAAGTTGCGACGACAAAGGAGAAACTGGAAACCTTGAGACAAGCTCAGTCTCAGGTGGAACAGCAATTCAAAAATGGTGATATCGGTGCTGATCAGTACCGTGCTTTCCAACGTGAAGTCGAAGTTACTCAAAATGTCCTGAAGGGATATGAGAGTAAGCTTGCAAGTGTGAACCAGGCACTTGCTGAGAATGGAAATGCCACTCAGAACAACAAGAACCAATTAAAAGAATTGCAAAATGAGCAGAAGCAACTGGCTAGTGAGAACGAAAAAGTAGTTAGCTCATTCAAATTGCAAGAAAGTCAGCTAGGTACTAACGCCAGTGAAGCTGACAAGTTGGCGCTTGCTGAGAAAAGAATTGGAGCTCAATCTGATATTGTTGCTCGGCAGATTGAAAATCTAGAAAAGCAACTAGCTCTTACTAAGCAAGAGTATGGTGAAAATTCAGCTGAAGCCAATAAAATGGAAACTCAGTTGAACCAAGCTAAAACAGCTTACTCGAATCTCTCTCAAGAGATGAGTAACCTTGGGAATGCTGGCAAACAAGCGAGCGGAACCTTAAGCGAGACAAACAATCTCTTAAAAGCTGAATTGCTCAATCAATTTTCTGAAAAACTGTCAGATATCAGTCAAAAGTTAGTTGATTTCGGGAAGAGTGCTCTTGAAGCCTTTCGTCAAGTTGACGAGGGTATGGATACCATTGTCACCAAAACTGGTGCTGGTGGTGAAGCACTTGAAGGCATGCAAAAAATCGCAAATGATATTGCGACAGAGTTACCAACGGACTTCTCAACTGTAGGAAATGCTGTGGGAGAAGTTAACACACAATTTCAATTGACCGGAGAAGCATTGAAAAATGCTTCAGAGGACGTTATCAAATTTTCAGAAATAAATGGTTCCGATGTAACTAATGCGACCATACAATCAAAACAAGCATTGGAAGCTTATGGATTGTCTGTCGAAAATTTATCTGCTGTTTTAGATTCTACTACCTTCGTGGCTCAAGCTACAGGTGTTTCGGTAGATGACC